ATGGATAGAAGAGCACTTACCAAACCAGACGCGCTGGCGCGCTGGAATGGACTCCTGCGCAATGAGCATTTGAGGCTGAGCAACCCCGAGGCCTATCTGCAGGTCATGAGAACTGCCACAGCAGATCTGGAGGCCCTGAACCTGTTCGAGGCACTTGAGTTACACGACCTCCGGGAACAAGCCCAGAGTGCCTACAGTGCAGGGCTTGAAGAATAATTTGCCCATGAGCTCTATTGCCGTGCCTCCTGCGACAACGTGGTACAGGAAGGTGAGCGCCTACGAATCAGCTACGTCAAACAGGGCAACTACTATGAAGAGAACCGAACTGATGCCTTCAGCTCCGACGGCATGGTGATCCAGGAGCGTGACCAGCTCCGAATTGTGCTGCGAACCTCTGGTGAGCTTGGTGTGATCAGTGGCCTGTTCCTTCTGCAGAGAGCGGCAGAACCTTCCGACTTGTTGAAACAGCGCGGATGGTCGAAGGGAGAATGCTTGAGGGGGTTGAAGATCCTGATGCCTATCGGGTGCTAGTAGATTTGGCACTGGAGGCCTTCGAAGAGAAGGACTGGGGACGATACCGAATGCTACGGGACCGGGTGAGATACTCGCCGTTCAAGTGCTGCCCGGCGTGCTGTGATTCGTTCGCTCTACGCGAAGATTGTGAGGCCTGCCAAGGGCAGGGATTTGTACCAGACGATCTGGGAGAGCCAGGATGTGTGGGAGACTGAGCCAGTACCGTGGCATTCATGATTTTGTGGATGCTTTGAGCATGAGTTACCCGTTGGCCAACAGCGTCGGCGAGGAACCGCTTGGACGATACAACGTTGCGCCTACAACTCGCGTTGCCCTGTTTCGCGTGGAAGACGGAAAGTTACATGCGGACCTTGTACGCTGGGGTTGGAGCCCACACTGGGCCAAGGATCGAGCAGCCCCCATCAATGCCCGGGTAGAGAAGGTCGCTCACGGCCCATTCTTCCGGGCTATCTGGCCGCATCGCGCCATCGTGCCCGTCGACAATTGGTTTGAATGGGTCGATGAAGGCGGCCCCAAAAAGCAGCCCTACTTGATTAGACGTAGAGACGGTCAACCTTCACTTTGTGCCGGCATTGGCCAGTTCAGTGCTAACACTGGGCAAGCCCATACAGAGCCGAATGAGCATGACGGGTTCGTCATCATCACTGCAGACAGCGCCGGAGGCATGGTCGATGTGCACGACCGACGCCCGGTAGTTCTTGCACCAGAGCTGGCTAGAGAATGGCTGAACCCGACCACAGCCATGGAGCAAGCGGAGCAGATGGCACTGACTTTGGGTGAACCATCCGAGGTGTTCGAATGGTTTCGGTTTGGCACCTCAGTCGGCAACGTTCGAAACCAAGGGGCGGACCTGATTACCCCGATAGGACGTTCAGAGTAAAAGCTAACGCCCGAACCAAAACAAGGAAAGAGGACTTCAGTGCGAAGGATATCCAAAGCACACCCAATGAATATGCCAAGAATACTAATCAAATACTATTTGGATATCTTTGAGTAGCTGGTGATAACGAGCACTATCTTTTGATAGCTGCAAAGTTATCCACCCAAGAAATTTACGTATGTACGTAATTAAGCAAACACGTAACCTAAGCAACCTACGTAGGCTAAATAGCCTGTGTAACTTACACAGTTGAGAAACTTTCATAACCCTGCACCCCCTTGACAACGGCGGGCCGCGGCTTAGGGGCGACCTTTCAGAAAAACATCTGAAGATCATTGACAGCCACGCCAAACTATCTATTTAATCTCCGGGCAAACTAAACCAAACCGCAGCCGACGCAAACTAATGCGCCGGATAGCCTAACTCAGCCCGGAGAAACATATGATCATTGAGCTTATTGAACGCACCCTCACCTTGGCCATCGAAATCGTTAGGCTAATTCAGATGCTAGTACGAGATTAGAACAGGCTGCCAAGTGCAGAAGGTACCCAGTTCATGATGACCAGCTCACCGGATACCTCTGCTTTACCTTGGCGCTGATTGGTGTTGCTGTAACGAATGTCCAGGCACTCGAAATGAAAACCCTCGAAAGCATGCCGGATGTCCGGGTGGTCATTGATACTGACCATCACCTTGCCTTTACAGCGCCGCATGAACGCAGCCATGCGCTCGTAGTTCTCGAAAGGGAAATCGACCCCGTATCCAGCGGTCTGCCAGTACGGCGGATCCATGTAATGGAAGGTGTGCGCCCGGTCGTAGCGCTCAGCACATTCCAACCAAGAAAAGTTTTCCACATAGGTTCCAGCCAGTCGCTGCCAGGCGGCCGAGAGGTTTTCCTCGATCCGCAGGAGGTTGATGGCCGGACCGGTTGTCGCGGTACCGAAAGTCTGCCCGGTCACCTTGCCACCGAACGCGTGCTGCTGCAGGTAGAAGAACCGGGCGGCGCGCTGGATGTCAGTGAGGGTTTCCGGGCGGGTCATCTTCTGCCATTCGAAGATCTGTCGCGAGCTGAGCGCCCATTTGAACTGACGCACGAACTCTTCCAGGTGGTTCTGCACCACCCGATAGAGCGTCGCCAGGTCGCCGTTTAAATCGTTGAGCACCTCCACCGGTGCGGGCTGCGGACGCATGAAGAACAGCGCAGCACCACCGGCGAAGACCTCGACATAGCATTCGTGAGGGGGAAAGAGAGGGATCAAGCGGTCGGCCAGGCGGCGTTTGCCACCCATCCAGGGAATAATTGGAGTCGTCATTTGAGAGCAAGTCTTTACTGTATGGATAAACAGGTGTTAGGCTCGCCGCGCTTTGTGCACGGAGCAGGAGCCTCGGCTGGACTTGCAGGAAGGGTCTGCGGGTTCGGTGGGCTGAGCGGATGTTGACGCATCCACTCGGCCCGCTTCTTTTCATTTTACTGTGCGATAGCGCGCACGTAGGCCTGGCAGGCCTTCAGGGCGATCAATCCTTGGTCGCCGTAATCGGTGATGCTGACAATTCGTCGAGCATGCGTTGGGTCAAGGTCGGCTCGAAGGGTTCCATGAACCACGCCGCCGCTGCCGGTGGTGGCTGGCACCCCACCGCCACTACCCTGGACGGGAGTGGCGAGTAGGACTGACAGCCGGAGATCAGCAGTAGCAAGGCGGTCACGCAAGCGGGCTTGAGTCTGTTGGGCATCGCGCAATTCCTGATAGTGGGTCTGATCATTCGCCTGCAGGCGATCCTCCAGCGCTCGACGCCGGGACTGTTCATCCTCCTGCCAATCGATCACCGCCGTGGCGGCAAGCTCTCGCTCGGTGGTGTAAGCGCTGGCCTGGTCGGCCAGCTCCTTTTCGTAGTGGTTGGCCTGCCACGACCAGGCGCCTCCGTGGAATGCTGAACACCAATAGTCTTCATGACTTCGCGGACTACGTACTGGCCCAACCCTCGGTGGCCACTGCCCGAGGCTTCGTCGATCAGGACAGCATGAGCTGTACCGTCTTTTTCAACCTGGGCGACTCAAACTTGCCTGGCCATGGCGACGACCTGGCCAAACTGGCGCTGAAGCCAACCGCCGCTTACCAGGCACTGACCGCCATCGCCGGCAAGCAGCTCACTCAGCGAGAACTGGCCGAATGGATGGAAGACTGGAACGCCAGTCTGGCCGCGATCCAAGACACCGGCACCCAGCTCACCATCGGCGCGGCCGTGAACGCCGTGCGCAACATCACCATCAAGGCAAGCTCCGCCGCGAACCACTCCGAACACAACTTCGGAGCCTCCCGCAGCGCCATGGACAGCATCGAAGCGGCCAGTGATGACATTCGCATCGACGCTCTGCACTTCACCTTCGCTCCCTATGAAGGCCTGGGCGAGCGCACCTTCACCCTCAGCATCCTGACCGGCGGCGACAAACCCGCGCTCAAGCTCCGCTGGGTCGGCAAGGAAGTCCAGCAGGAAGAAATCGCCCAAGAATTCAAGGCAGTCCTCAGCCAGGAAGTCGGCGCCGGGGCCACCCTCACCCTGGGCACCTTCAGCGTAGGCAAGTAACCCCACCGCCCGCCGCCGGCCTCTCACCAAAGATCACGGCGGCGGGCACCCACACGGAGCACAGCACATGCAAGCACATCACTACACGCTGGCTTTTGCCGCCCTCTGGCTGGCGCCCCTGACACTTCTGCCGTATCTGTTCAGCCGCGCCACGGCCAGCGCAAAGGTCGACGGCCATACCGCCGGCGTCCAGGAGCGCGACGCCTACTACGCGCAACGAATCGAAGCCCTGAACGCTGACCTGCACCGCCAGGGCAAGGAACGACAGGAGGAACAGTCGAAGTTCATCCGTTCGATGTCGCAACGACAGAAGGTCATCGACGAGCTTGAAGCCCGCGCCATGTCCTACACAGGCCTGGCGGTCACGCATGCCGACCACCAGCTGCTGCGCAACGCCGCTGAAAGCCTCGCACTAGCATTCAAGACCTGGAGCTCGATGCCCGGTACCGAGCCTTGGCGTGGTCGCGCTACCGCCCAGGTACACGGCCTGAATGCGCTGGCCGGCCGCATTGGCACTGAGTTAGGAACAGCACCAGCTGCGCCCTCGACCGAAAGCGCAGGTGAAGCGGCATGACCTATCAACCGAGCAGACTCAACTCAGAAGGAATGATGTTGGACTTGGATGAACTGCAGCGGCTGGGCGAGGCAATGAGCGGCTGGCAGAACTTGAAATCATCTTGGCCCGCTGACGAATCGGAGACTGACTGGGAAGTCGGCCAGGTTAGCGAAGATGACAACCGCTACCCAGTGATGACTATTAATACCGATCAATACGACTGCCCAGGGGACGCCTCTACGCTGGCCCAGTACTATGCCGCTGTCCATCCCGCGGCCGTGCTTTCCTTGATCACCGAAGTCAACACGTTGCGCCAGGCTGCCGATGGTGCCGCCAAGAAGCTCCGCAGCGCAGAGATCTGCCATCCACGCGCAGTCGAACAGCTAGTCGATGAGGCTAGGGCAATATTGGGACCGTACTTGCCAGCCGGCTGGCCCGCGGCCGCACTTGAGGACAACGCATGACCCGCCTCGCCCTCTGTCTCCTGCTGCTGGCCACCGGCGCCAGTGCAGAACAACTTACGCTGACCATCGAGGTGATCCACGACGACAAGCGTGGCGTTACCTGTTGGGTTTACAGCGGCTTCAGTAACAGGGGCGGAATCAGCTGCATCCCCGACAGCCAGCTGCAGCCCGGCGAATTGCGCCAGGACCTACAGCACCAGCACGACACCACACCCACCCCGACCCAAGCACCAGCGCACTGGAATGAAGAGAGGTACTCGCTATGACTTCAGTCCCACAAAAAACGATGTGCATCTACCACGGCAACTGCGCTGACGGTTTCGGCGCGGCCTGGGTCGTTCGCAAGGCCCTTGGACCCGATGTTGAATTCCATTCTGCGTACTACGGCGAGCCAGCCCCTGACGTCACAGGCAAGAACGTCATCATTGTCGACTTCTCTTACAAATACGACGCACTTATCGCATTGGCAGACAAAGCCGAGTCGGTGCTCGTAATCGATCACCACAAGACAGCCATGGCCGACTTGGTCGATGTACCGCAGGCAGAACCGCACTACGAGGCACACAAAAAAAATATCACCGGGAAACTTCATGCGCTTTTTGACATAAATCGATCAGGCGCCGGCCTCGTCTGGGACTTCTTTTTCCCCCAACACCAGCGCCCAGACCTTATCAACCACATCGAAGACCGTGACCTCTGGCGATTCAATCTGCCCGGCACCCGCGAGATCATGGCGGACCTGTTCAGTTAACCGCAAGATTTCGCGACCTGGGACCTTCTTTTCGCCGACGACATCAACGCAATACGCCTCGACGGCGAGGCCATCAACCGCCAGCACCAAAAGACCGTAGCCGATCTGGTCCGCACGACCAAACGCCGCATGCTCATCGGCGGGCACGATGTACCTGTCGCAAACCTTCCATACATGTTTGCTAGCGATGCTGGGCAGCTTATGGCTGAAGGCGAACGCTTCGCTGGCTCTTACTTCGATACTCCTGAAGGGAGAACCTTCAGTCTACGCAGCACGGACGCCGGCATGGACGTCTCCGAGATTGCCCAGCAATACGGCGGCGGCGGCCATAGGAATGCGGCCGGCTTCCGTGTGCCCTTCGACCACGAGCTAGCCGGCGCTGACGCCGGCTTGAACGCTAGCAAACCATCGAAATGAATTGAATGAAATGTCTCAGCCAACTAACGGGCTGAGAGGGGGAGCGCTTTATGTCTGCTGCAGAAAAACTTGAGTTCAACATCACGCCTGGTGAATGGTTCCGCCAAGAACTTCTTGCCCCTACGTTCGGCATCAGCACCGAAGCGGCCCGCAAATACCGCTCGGGCGGTCTCTGGCTGGAAGGCAAGCACTGGCGCTGGGATCCGGCACGGCGGGTGGTTTACAGCAAAACTGCGATCGAACGCTGGATGGCCGGGAAGCCATGACCGAAAAGCTCCCCAAAGGTGTTGAGCTGAACGGCAAGCAACTGCGCATCTCATTCATGTTGCATGGCCAGCGGTGCAAGGAGCCGCTGGCCGGCATCGTGAAGGTCAACAAAGCCTCGATCGCTTATGCCGACAACAAGCGCCGGACCATCCTGGCCGAAATCAAAGAGGGCCGCTTCGACTATGCGGCCCACTTCCCTGAATCGCGCCGAGCCGCAATCCTCTCCGGCCGACCTGGCGCAAACAGCAAGCTCACAGTTCAGGAGGGTGTTGAACGCTGGATGGAAGTGCAGCTGGTCAAGAAGGCCAGCAGCACCAGCCGCAACTATCAGTACAAAGCCAATCACGTAATAACGAAGTTTGGCAAAAGACGCATTGTGGACATCATTAAGAGCGACTTGGAGCTGTTCCAGGCACAACTGTTGAAACAGAACCTTTCGCCAAAAACAGTCAACGATATTTTTACAGTGGTGCGCGGGGTCTGGGGAGATGCCTTTGATGACGGGGTCATTCGCACTAACCCTATGGACCGCATCAAAAACATCGAGCGCGATTCGGACGACGACAATGCCGATCCCTTTACCAGGGAGGAAATGGACAAGCTTGCCCTGATCAAAGAGTCACGCGCCCAAGATGCCAACATGATTCTTTTCGACTGCTGGGCCGGGCTCTCCGTATCGGAGCTGATTGCTTTGAGTTGGGATGACGTGGATTTGGCGGGAGGCACGATAACTATTCGTCGCGCCCGGGTGCACTCGGGATACAAGATTCCGAAAGAGAAGAGTCGCGCCAGGACAGTCGAGCTGATTGACCCTGCAATTGAATACCTACGCCGACAATGGCAATACACCGGAAACTTGCCACCGATTGCGGTTGATGTCACTCAACGCGACAACATCAGCACGAAACGCGAGAACGTGAAGTTCGTATTCCGCAACAGTGTCAGCGGAGAGCCCTGGTACGGCTCGAGCCTGGGCCGCTGGTTTACCAGCCATCTGAAAAAAATCGGCGTTCGCCACCGGGGCCCCAACCAATGCCGCCACACATTTGCCAGCCAGGCGTTGTCGAGTTATGTGCCGGTTGAATGGGTAGCTCGTCAACTTGGCCATATGGACACCACCATGGTCAAGAAGCACTACGGGCGCTGGATCCCGAATGACACGAAAAGCTTGGCCGGGATGGTTTCACAAATGATGGGCTTCAGAAACTGAGCATCAGCGACAAACAGCTTCTGGAAGTGCGTAGTATGAAAGCCCGCCAACTCAGGTGGGCTTTTCATTGACAGCTACTAAAACAATTCAGCTTGCTCGTTTTTCAAGGAAGCAATTTTTTTGAGCAACCCAATCTTCGCATCGATTTTTTGCAACGCAGGAGGTGACATGAAACTTACGAGCTCCTCCAACTGCCCTACATCCCCGACTGTTTTAAACTCTTTCGCCTTGTTAACAAAGACGACCGACTTCTTCTTATGCTGTAACAGTTCTATAACGTTGCTCAGAGTTCCTGAACTTTTGGCATCCCAAATCATCAATCCAAAGTCAGCAGCCTTCGCCATCTCTAAATCTTTCGCCGTAAAAAAGGCCCGCGTACCTGGCTTGGCATCACGTGTTACGACGGCATGAACGGGCCAGTTGCCAAGATTATTTCTCGGAAGTTTGCCACTGCAATAGACAACAGTATGGCTCGCTCCCCGCTCGGATAAATACGACTGAATAGAGCTGTCAGCCCCATCGGCATCACCGACCACAACCTCGTGATCAGCCGATACGATGTTATCAATCCGCGCCTTCACCATCGGGTCAAGGTGCTTGATGCTGATGGAGCCAGCAATAAAAACCGTAGTCATTGTGTGTTCCTACCAAGTAGCAGTGGCTACGTAAATTTTGCCAATCTTACCGTAGCTCCGGAGGACAGCACATGCTGCCTCTACAGATGCACCTGTATCGTAACGATCATCGATAAGCATCACATTCCAAGGCCCCTTGCCTTGAATCTCATCATGCAAGGTAATGCTTCCTTTCAACACCTCAGCTCTGTCCGCTTTCGAACCAAGATCCTTGACGGCCTTCCCAGTCGGCGTCTTTTTTAAAATTTTGTGAAAAACGTTAAGCCCAACCAAACGCCCTATCTCGTCTGCAAGGGCGCTGACGGGCTGCCAAGGACGACTCTTCGACGCAGGCATCGGCACTATCAGACCAACGCCCTCGAAAAGAGGATAGATGCTCTCGACAATTTGTGCTGCCAATGGCCCAACTTGATCTTGTTTGCCGTGGTATTTCATTTGATAGAGCGCTTCACCGGGCTCGGAGCGCGTGTTGTCGAAGGTCGGGTGGCCGTATTGATTGTCCCCCGTGTACACGCTATTCAAGACATGCTTGGCTAACGCATAACCGAGCTCCCAGTTCCCGTGAATTTCCTTGACCTGCACCTTCATGGTTCACCTCCGTCCCTGCAACCAAAGCGATCATCGCCACGTCAAAGTGCAAGGCTTTCCGAGATGGTACCAACAGGCCAGCATTTTGCCAGTCCATTGGGACAAGGCGGGGCCAAGCGATTGGATTAGGGCGGGCCAATGCGGTATGGACAGATGCTTTTTTGTCCTATTTTTGGCCTAAACCCAAACTTCAGATCGAGTAGGAGGCGGCTTTACAGCCGCCGTCCTCTCACACCACCGTACGTACGGTTCCGTATACGGCGGTTCAGGTTATGCGGCTAAGCCGGTTTATCGTATCCAGTATCGAGACAAGCCCAAGTCGATCCCATAGTTTCTTCGGCAGAGCCTGATTTACATGCGGCGCACCCGAGTTCCACCATGGGCCTCGGCCATTGAAGGCAGATTTACAAGCACGCTCTCGGCTCAGCCCCAGACGCATCAGGTTGTTGGCCCTCGTAGAGGGTTGCTTCCATTGCCGCCAGATGACACAGCGAAGTTTGTGCCTGATCCACCCGTCCAGCTCTTCTAGTGGACGCCTGCTCTGACTGAGCTTGAAATAGCTCGCCCAGCCCCGTACCACAGGGTTCAGCCGCTCGATGATGTAGGCCATCTTACGGCCTCGCGCCCCTCGCAGCAGTTCCTTGAGCCGACCGCGCAGGCGGCCAAGGCTCACCGTCGCCACTCTCAGCCTAGGCTGTTGATGCCAGCTCATCCCATAACCCAAGTAGTCGCATTTCCACGCCCTTGCCACTTGGCTCTTCCTCCTGTTCACCGTCAGTTTCAGGCGTTCTTTCAGGAAGCGCTCGACGCTGGTCAATACTCGTTCGCCTGCCCGCTGACTACGCACATAGATGTTCGCATCATCGGCATAGCGCACAAACCGGTGGCCCCGCCGCTCTAGTTCACGGTCAAACTCGTCGAGCAGGATGTTCGACAGTAACGGCGAGAGGGGGCCGCCTTGCGGCGTCCCTTCCTGCCGAGGGCTGACGACACCGCCCGACATGACCCCGGCTTCAAGGTAACGGCGGACAAGCCTGAGCACGCATTTGTCTTCGACACGGCGCTCGATACAGGCCATGAGTATGTCGTGGTTGACCCGATCAAAGAACTTCTCCAGATCAAGTTCCACACACCAGCGATGGCCCACCCCAACATGGGAGCGGGCCGTTTCGACGGCTTGATGAGCGCTTTTGCCCGGACGAAAGCCGTAGCTGTAGTCCGAGAACAACGGGTCAAAGATTGGCGTGAGCTGTTGCTGCAAGGCTTGCTGGATCAGGCGATCCACGACGTTAGGGATACCCAGTTGCCGTGTTCCGCCCTGCGGTTTGGGAATTTCGACCGCCCGCACTGCCTGGGGATGGTATTCACCGGCCAGCAACCTGGCCTTGAGAGTTGGCCAATACTGTTTCACATAGCCAGCCAAGTCAGCGACCGTCATGCCATCGGCACCCGGTGCTCCCTTGTTGCTGACCACGCGTTGATACGCACGCCTGAGGTTGGCCGGTGCAAGCACCCGTTCCATCAGCGTGTCCGACTCCGCGTTCGTCCACGCCACAGACGCCGTCGATGCCTGCGCACTGCCAGCCGCCGCCCTCGGATTCTGTCCGGGACTTGGGGTCACAGTTCTCCCTCGGAGAAATTTCTGCGTTTCGACATTCGACGAGACTCTGGCGCCTACTGGCGGCATAACCTGTTCGGCCCTTGGTGGCGCGGTTGACCGCCACTTACTACGGCTTCGGCTGACTTCTGCACGCTCATCCCGTCGCCTCTCGACGCCCGGTAGCCCAATGGCAAACATGCAGATCTCCCAGGGTAATTCGCGTGACCTTCCTGCTTATGCCTGTCGGATCTACGGCGTAGCGTTCCGTGCAAGTATCGGGCTTTGAAGATGTTTGCCTTCTCACCCCGCTGCGCCGCCTCTATCCGCTTCCTGTTCGTCAGGCCAGCACTTTGCCTCGGGCTTCCTTCAGATTCGCAGTCACCCGCGACACCCTTGCCTCTGGCTAACACTTCCCCTTGCCGGGTGTGTAGAGGACTTTCACCTCCAAGTCACCAGCGAGGCCACCACAGCCAAGCTGGTTGCGCTAACGCGCAACGCGCCATGCCTGGCGCACAAACAAAAAACCCGACTCAATGGCCGGGTCTTTGTGGTCACTCCTCAACATGCGCAGAAATGACAGGATGGGGAAATAATCGGCCATCCGGTCACTTGATGTCAACCCCTTTTGTAAGCAGTATTATGCTGTGCCCTGCAAGCTCATAAGACAGAACTTCAGGCGTCGCGCTGATTCGCTCTAGACAAGGAAATCCCATGAAACGAATTCTCGCAATAGCACTCGCCGCAACAACATGCATGAGCACCAACGCTAATCCTTGGCTACCCTTCACAGCAGAGAACTACTATCTCATCCCTGCTGAGAAAGTGGACATAATGGCATTTGCCAACATCCACAACGGCAAGATTTCAGTGGTGTTATCCGATGCTTCAGGCAAGCATTGCGGTAAGAACGAAGACAGCCCAGTGAAGCCAGCCGGCGTCTTCAAAGTTAACGAACAGTTCGTGAGATTCATTGAAGCCTGCCTCAATGGAAAAAGGATGCTCGCCGCAGAAAGCCAGGCCGGAAAGGACTTTTTCGCAGACGCGATCACCACCAAACCCACCTCCGTGGATATTGGTGCCGGAGTAAAACTCCACTTCGCTGGCGAAAACTTTGAAGCTGCGAAAAAAACTATGATCGAAGCCCAGTCGACACTTTGAATTTCTTTCAATGAGCACAGTGCATGCATGATTGTGGGCTTAATCAGCATGCCACTATTCCTTATGCAGCGCAGTGCATCGACAACCCTTCATAGCTCAGAATGACGGACACTTCTGCCAAAGCCTCCTCAACCATTGCGTCAAGCGTATCTTCAATGCCCTTCTTCCAACGGCGACGAGTGCGCTCTGGCCGAGCCTCTGGGTCCCACCGGTTGATGTCGTAGAATTCGGCAGGCAGGACGATCATGTCAGTGGAGCGCTTGCCAGCGGCGCCCTTCAGTCGGGGAACTGCCCAGGCGGTGACTGCGCTTATGATGAAGAGCTTTGGTGCATGCGAGGCCACCAGCGGATGCAGTCGGCCAATAGACTGAAACTTGCGTGCGCGGTGTGTGCTGTACTTCGCCACCAGGGCATCCCAATACCGCGGCTTCAGCAAGCTGTGCAGCCGGGCGAATACCCAGCAGTCAGCATCCATGCGGGAGATACCACCCTTCTCAACCGACCGACTCAACGTCGCCAAGTCGTGACCATCTTCGCTGCCAGGCTGGTACAGCTGCTGCCAGGCCTGCTTGCTTGTGTTGTCGATCGCCTCCGCTGCGAGGGCCGAAACGACCGCCGCGAGTACGCTGCTGTAAATCATGTCCTTCCCCTCAATACCCGGTGTAGTTAATGCCCCCGGCGCCCAGCCGGTTGCCATCCTGATACAGCGCCTCCGGCCCACTGACCCGAGGGTGCTTCAATTCGTTGATGTGTCGTTGTGCAGCCTGCAATCGCAGGCTCAATTGGGTGACCAGCTCTTCCACCGGCAGAGCCTCACCAGTCCCTGAAGCCACCCAACCCGAGGCGTTGCACTGTACGCATGCCATCTGGTGGAACACCCCCTGAGTAACCGCTTTACCTTTGCAGGCAGGGCATTGAGCCAGCTCGATCACTTTCTTCTTGAAGGCTGGGCCGTGGCTTTTCTTCATTCGGCCACCTTTCCCAGAGCTTCGACGGCTCCCTCAACGGCCGCACCAACGAAGAAGGTGCCCACGACGATCGTAGCGACCAAACCCGAATCGATGGCCATCGCAAAGCACATACCACCAACACTCAGGATCGTGACGTAGTGCTGCCAGAGGCTGACGCTCGGCTTGAAAAGATCCTGACCCATCATTTCGAATCCTCGCTAATTACAAATGCGCTAAGGTCGCTCAACGCCTTGCCAGCTAAGGGCTGTGGCGAATTCTGCGGAATTTCAAATAAGGCCTCTGTAAGGCGGTGAATGGCCTTGAAACCGATCTGATCCAGCCAGCCATGCCACTTCTCCAGGGCCAACTTGCGTTGTTGCATGGCCTGGGTGTGGATGTAGGTGCTGGCGATCTTGCCGAGCGTGTGGTTCAGCAGCATCTCGCCGATGTGACCGTCGATGCCGAGATCAGTCCAGGTGCTGCGGGAGACCTTGCGCAGGTCGTGACTGGTCCACTCACCCTGCCCCAGCCGGGAGAACACGGCGCTGGCCTGGGTCTCGCTCAACGAGAAGCCGCGACGGTTCGGGAACAGGTAGGCACCCACGTACCCTTGGGCTTGTTGGATAGCCCGGTACCGGATCAGCAGAGCCGTGAGCTGGTCGGTCAGTGGCAGGCGGTGCTCGGTACGGGTCTTGGTGTTGGACGCTGGGATGAACCACTCGGCAGTGGACAGCGAGATCTCGCTCCAGCGCGCCATACGGGTCTCACCGATCCGGGTGCCGTGGGCCAGCATCATCAGGGCCAGCATGGCGTCACCTGGGTTCGTCTTGAAAGCCTCGGCCAATTGCTGCATCAGCTCGGGTAGTTGCACGTCACGCAGACGCGCCGCCTTCGGCAGAATCTTGGCCTTGGTGAAGTCGCTGAAGCGCATCCCGGCCATCGGGTTGCTGTCGATCAAGCCCAACTGCAGCGCCTGGCGGAAGCCGGTCAGCAGCAGCGCAAACATCTGCCGCAGGTAGGACAGTGACACCACGGCCTGACAAGGCCACATCAGGCGCTTGTCCAGCGAGTCGGCATTCACCTCGGCCAAGGCCAGGTCATCCAGGCGTGGCTTCAGATGCTGGGCGACAGCGGAGCGAGCACCGGCCTTGCGCTTCGCGGATAGCGAGCGATCGCGGGTCATTCGATCAATGTACCAATCGAGCAACTGACCTACCCTGACCATGCCCGAGGCCACCGGTGCGGTCGCTGGGCTACGCATCAGGCGCTGACGCAGCACAGGCAGTTCAGCCAACACCGCCGCCACGCCCAGCTCCGGCCAGCGCGCAATCGGTACCCAGCGCTTCCCCCGCACCAGATGCCAGGTACCGCGATCGCGGGTGCTCCAGAAGCGCAGGTAAAGGCCAGGGTGGCGCGGATCGCGCAGGTCGCGCACCGATACGTCGGCAGCCTGTCGGCGCACTTCGGCCTCGCTCAATTTCACTTCTCGAGTCGCACTCATGCTGCCACCTTGGTCTGTGGCAGCAGCAGATAAGCGCGGATCGCCTCAACTGCGTCGATGGAGCCGCGGCACACGATAGCCAGGTAGCCCTGCCCCAGCAGCGCCTGAAGACAAGCGTCTTGGCTGGCAGGCACTGGTGCGTCGAACGGCGGCTTGGCCTTGAATTCGATGTACAAACCAAAGTACCCACCACGGGCCATGGGCAGCACCAAGTCAGGGATGCCGGCCTTCACGCCTTGAGCCTTGAGCTTCGCGGCTACCGCCTTCACCCGGTGCCCACCGTTCGGGACGTGGTAGATCAGCTTGGCGGCGGCCGGGAAGCGCAATGCGAGCTCAGCCATCAATGCGGCCTGCTCCTGACCTTCGCGATCGATCGGCTTCTTGCGCTGCGGCTTGGCTGCGAACAGTTTGGGTTTGGCAGCTTTCAACATGCAGCAACCACCCCCTCACTGATCAACTTGGCCTGGGTACGCATGACGCCCTCGGCGTGGTGCTGGCGGGCCTCGGCGCGATTGATCAGTTGGCTACGGCCATCACAGGCGTCATGGCAGGCGCTGCACGCCCAGGCGCCCTGCAGGTCGTTCGGTTTCATGCCAACACCGCAGGTGCCGGATATCCGGTAATGGGCCAGCACGGTAGTCTCGGGGTTGCCGTTGCAAACACCAGGGATACGCACCTGGCATTCCCGGCCGCGCGCAGCTTTGGTCAATTTGGATTGCTTCATGAGCGGTCGTCCTTGTGAAGATCAACAACGATCCAGGTGGATGGCCACAGTCTGCTGCCATGGGCCCGAGCAACCTGCTCGTCTCGGTAGATGGCAACGGGCGGCTCAGGCTTGTCAGAGAGGCCGAATAAGTGGCTGCGGCAATACAGCGCAATCCACCTCGTTGAGTGTTTTGAAGAAGCCGGTCTAGCCACCGGCTTTTTTGTGCCTGCGATTCAGGCGTACCGATAATTGGCGCCAGGCGCATCCGTGATACCGTTTTGATTCCACTCGAAACGATGGGCACGGAGACCCGGCATATGAAGATAATTCGCGAGCTTCAAAGAGGGATGCTGGAGCACCTGAGAGACTGCTACCCAGAGCCGTCTGAGGAAGTGATGAACCTTGGTGACCATGACGCTTGTGTAGGCAACCTCCACTACCTGCGAGAGCTTGGGCTCGTAACTCTGCTTGATAGCCAGTACGTGGGCGGCACAAGGGAGATCCACCACGCAACGATCACCGCGAAGGGCATAGACTTCATCGAGGATGACGGAGGTGTAAGTGCCATCCTTGGAACAGTTACGGTCAGACTCCATGAAGACACTCTCCGCCAACTGATAGAGGCAAAGGTTCAAGCATCCAACCTGCCTGATGAGCAGAAGAGCGGCATTCTGAAAGCTCTGCGTGAAGCTCCCGGCGAGACCACAAAACAGCTGATAACGAAACTAGTGGACCTAGGCATGGAGAATGCGCCGAAAGCAATTCCGCTAATTCAAACGTTGCTACAGGGCGGCCCCCCCTGAACTCATCTGCGCTGCTTATCCGAGCGAGGCGAGCAAAGCCGCCAAGACGATGACTCTTGATGAGGCGTATCGCGCCTTGGGCATGAGCCGTACAGCCCTGTACCGCATGGCCAAAGAAGCGGGCTTCTTCTTCCCGCGGCACGACAAAGAACGTGAACGTCGAGAAATAGCCCGCAAGGCCAAGGCCGAGGAGCAGGCCAAGCTGGTAGAGCTAATCAGGGCAAACAGCGGCATCGGCCTCAGCCGGAACTTCGTCGCCAAGAAGCTCGGTATCAGCAATCAGTACCTGGCGCGCCTGGCCCAAGAGAATGGCATCGACTTCCCACGCTGGAACGACAGGCCTTGAAGCGAATTTCTAACCGCGTCCGGCACGGCCGGCGCCAGCAATGGATCAACTTGCCGCCAAGCGGCATCAAGACCCCGGAGAAGCAACCATGCCGACCCCAACCAATACAGCCGAGTTCCTCGATGAACTAAACGGCGGCGCCTTCGCCAGCCAGATCGGCCACGCCCTTTCCGAAGTTGCAGCTGGTGTGGTCGATCACGGAAAGGTCGGTAAGCTGACCATCACTCTGGACTTTAGCCAGATCGGCGAATCCGCCCAGGTAAAGATCAAGCACAAGCTCGACTACAAGGTGCCGACCAAGCGCGGTACCCGCAGCGAGAACACCAGTTTGGATACGCCGATGCATGTCGGCTCCGGCGGCAAGCTCTCTCTGTTCCCTGAGAAGCACGACCAGCTCTTTACGCGCGATGAAGCGCCTGTCCACCCACGTACCTGACCACTCATCCCACCAAGGAAAATCGCATGTCTCTTAGCAAAGAAGCTCTCGAACTGATTCAAGAAAACACCATCGCCGCCGTCGGTCGCGAGCTGCCCGCACTGGGCCCGGTAACTCTCCTCCCGCAGAACTTCAATGTCGTTGACCTGGAGCGCTACCAAGAAGGCCGCAACCGCTTCCGCGGCACCTACTCTACTCACTCGCTTGCGGATTACACCGCCTACGTCGTTGAGCGTTCGGCCCCAGCTGCGCGCGGCTTCATTGATCAGGACAGCATGAGCTGCATCGTGCTGTTCAATATCGGCACCCCGGATGAGCCAGGCCATGCTGATGACCGTGCCGTATTACGCCTCAAGGCATCGGCTGCCTTCGCTGCCGTACAAGCAGTCTGTGGCGCGAGCCTGGCCCAAAAGTCCATGAGTGACTGGATTGAAGACTGGAATCAGCACCTCTCGGCCACCGATGAAAACGGTCAGGGCATGTCCATCGCCAAGGCCATCGCAGCGGTGCGCACCATCACCGTCAAGGTGTCGTCGGAAAGTGATCATGCCGTCGGCGAAACCCGCGCCAGCCGCAGCACCATGGACCAGATCGAAGCCAGCAGCAAAGAAACCCTGCCGGCCTGGTTGGACTTCAAGGTCATCCCGTTCGAAGGCCTGGGCGAGCAAGTGATTCGCCTGCGCGTTTCGGTCATCACTGGTGGCTCGCAACCAGTACTGAAGCTACGCTGGATCGGTGAGGAAGCCCAGCGCGAGGCCATCGCTCAGGAGTTCAAGGCTGTTCTCGACGCCAAAGTCGGTACCGCCGCGAAGCTTTCACTGGGCACCTTCGACGCGAAATGATGCTGAGGAAGGCCCTCGCATGGGGACCTTCCACTTTTCTTTCGCGGTCATTCAAATCAATGAGGAAACAGCCTCACATACTCTGAGAGAGGCAGTCAGCTCAGTCGATTCGACGGTTGTACCTGGATGCATCAAGCTACCTCGCCCCTCAGCCATCGCAGCCGCGAATGACAAAGCACTGAGGAGATTAAACAAACGCAGATAATTTTCCCTGGTTGCGTAACCCTTAAACAGCCCATGGGCAATACCATGCCGATTTAATTTTAAATACTCAGGAGTACTATCCGTATGCAGATAGAGCCTCGACTCCAAGTAGGACGAAATACTTTCAAACATTTGAACCCTCTCATGAAATCCGTCTAGATATGACACAGTTATCTCTGACTCCGGATACCAGTCATAGCCATCAAACATCAATTCAAGCTCTCTTTTCTGGAGCTTACGAAAAACCTTGGTGAGAACTTTAATACTAACCGAGTCCTCGACAGCAACCCCTGACAGCACACCGAGCTGCCTTACAACTCCCTCAATGCAGGGTAGTAAACCAATGATCGCAACACCGTACAGACCCAAGCAGTACGCTTTCGTGGCCTCGACTAGCTGAGAATAGAATTCGTCAAATGTTCTTCGCTTGGACCAGACTCCAGAAATAAGCTCAGCCATTCCATCTGCAGGGTACATGACATAGAGCATCTCAGACCCTATTTTCATTTTCTCTGCGTGAGTATCGGCCTTCAATATCCGCGCGGCATTTTCGTGCAAAAAACCCATTTTATAATACGGCGGAACCACTATATCGGCCTCGACAAAAGAGTCACGCATCCATGAAACTCCGCTTTTGACAGCTTTTAAAGGCTGAACTGGAAAAAAAGCAGTCCCTTCTAAAGTAGTAAGCTTGTAACCATGAATAGTATCGAAAGTAGAAATTTTCGCATCGACGACAGATATATATTCTAGGCCAATGCGCTTAAGGTTTTCCTGAACGGCTTTCAGACCCTTCACCAACGCCTGTGAGCGCTTACAGGATCTGTAAATTCCGGCGAAGTCCGTCACGTTATTTCCTCAAAATAAAGCATCAACGCTGAGATACCACAAATGCCCACAGCAATCGACCTGTTCGCCGGCCTCGGCGGATGGAGCACCGGCGCAAGGCGTCTAGGATCTCCGGGAGAGCGTCAAAGAGTCCTCCGGCTTGGCACTGTATTCGATTACAAACATGCCTTTCGAAGCCCATCAATTGTTTCAACAACTCTATTTAGTGATGTCACGCAACGTTTACATGAGTTCTGATACATTAGACCAGGACTTCCACCCCGCCTCACAACTCCTCCCGGATCAATCAAATAATTACTTACATCTAGTGCCTCAGAGTGTGCAAGTCTAATTTCTGCCAACAAGCTCAACTCAAAGCCTACAAACATACTTGCAGGAATTTCAAGCAGTGTTTGCTTCATGACCAACAACTCTTTCGGACCCTCACCAGAAACCCATCTCCCCCGAAAGCTAGGCAGCTCAAAAGCCCTCTGCATTTTTTCGAGGTGGTCCTTGAGTGGCAACGCTAATGACTTCAGGGTGACAAGTACGTCTCTACGCTCACGCCTTTCTCTCGCTTTCTCGTGTAGTACTGGAAAGCTGGCGGCGGCAATTATTGCGACAATCGAAAACACCGCCTGAACCCATGCTGCCACACCTTGGTTATCGTTAAACCAGCCAATTAGCGAAGGACCATTCGGGAAAAGATTGAAGAACACCCCTCCCGATAAAAAAAGCAGAACACAGCCTGCCCACACTACCCAATCCCTTTTCATAAACCATTCCTAATTGTGGACCGAGAGATTATGACAGAGCTCAAATTCCAAATGCGAGATATCCCCGTGCCCACAGAAAACCGATCCAGCAACTCCGAAATTAAGCCGTGCCCGTTTTGCGGTGAGAAGGCCGAATTGCACTGCACTGCCGGACCTGATCCAGACTGGTTCGTGCAGTGCACTGAGTGCCGCGCTTCAGCTGACGTTTTCAGTGAAGACAATCTAACCGGGTGGAATGATCGCGCCCACCCACCAACCTCCGACGGCTTCAGCGCTGGTGATATGGCTGACCAGGGTGCAAAGGCGTTTGCTGCACGGGATGGTGAGGTTGAGCGGCTGCGCGCTGCCCTGAAGTTCTACGCCGACCGCGAGCATTACCATTTCGAGAGCGGGAACTGGGACACCGTGAGCGGTGAGCCGCTAAATATTCTCTGGTGCGGTGACGAGCCGGACTTCATCGAGGATGGCTCGGTTGCCCGCGCCGCCTTGGAACGCCAGCCATGAACTGGGAACAGTGGTGGGCTAAGTTGGTAACTTTGGCCGCAAAGAGCGGCCACACGCCCGGCATGCCAGAGCTGTGAAGTGGTTCCAGTTCGGTAATGATCGCGGCAAGGCTATCGACGCCGCCTCGCAATTGAATACCACCTTCCTGCGCGGCGGCGACCTAGTGGCTGTTGTCCTAGGCGAAACCACGGTCACCATCGCCGAGTTCCTGGCCACCTACGAGCGAGATGTGCTTCCCCCACGGGAGCTGGCAAAGGCAACGCTCGATCTTTACGCAGTCAGGTTCAAGCAAGTCAGAGCTGCCCTCGGCGAGCGGCCAGTGGACCAGATCACCGTCCGCATGGTCGCCGAGTTCTTGGAGCCACTTACTGCCCGCGCCAGCAACCAAGCCCGGGCGATCCTCATCGATGTGTTCAACCACGCCGCAGCGAAGGGCTTGTGCCCGGACAACCCAGCAGCCAGCACCATCCCCAAAATCGAGAAGAAACAGCGTAAGCGGCACACCGTCGAAGGCCTCAAGGCCATCCGCGAGAAGTCCCCGCGCTGGCTACAGAACGCGATCGACTTGGCACTGATAACCGCGCAGCGCCGCGGCGACATCCTCAACATGAAGTTCGAAGACGCGCGAGAGGGGTTCTTGTACGTGGTCCAGAGCAAGACCGAGAAGGCATCGGACGCGGGTTGGCTGAAAATCAAGATCACCGACCAACTGGGCGAAGTGCTGACCAGGTGCCGGGACGACATCCTGTCGCCGTATCTGGTACACCGCCGGCCGGAAAGAAAGAAGAAACGCGAAGGAAAGGATCACTGGACGAAGGTGGACGAGAGGTTTCTCACCCGGGCCTTCAAGGATGCGAGGGATGCCGCCGGCTGCTACAACGACCTCAAAGAGGAAGAGATGCCGGGGTTTCATGAAGTGCGCGCCCTATCCCTTCACCTGTACAAACGAGCAGGCAAAGACGGGCAGAAGATCGCCGGGCATGCTACCGAAGGCATGACCAGGAACTACCAGAAAGGACACGAAGATGTGGTGTGGTCCGAGGTCGAAGCTGACTTGGATATCGGGGATTTCGCCGGATAG